CACCTGAATTTCTGTCACCTGAATTGCTGTTACCTGAATTTCTGTCACCTGAATTGCTGTTACCTGAATTTCTGTCACCTGAATTGCTGTTACCTGAATTTCTGTCACCTGAATTGCTGTTACCTGAATTTCTGTCACCTGAATTGCTGTTACCTGAATTGCTGTTACCTGAATTGACTAATCCGGTGTTATTGGTACCTGAATTTCTGTCACCTGAATTGCTGTTACCTGAATTGACTAATCCGGTGTTATTGGTACCAGTATTTACTAATTGAAGAACTTCCAACCAAGTAATTTCACGAACTACTTTTATATGGTTTGAGCACTCTTTATCTTCTGGAGTTACAGAAATAATGCCCAATACTTCAATTTCTGCTACATGATTTTTTGGGTCAAAATCATAATATTTAAAGCAATTAGCTGGAATTTGACAGAACTGAAATCCTACGACACATAAAACAGGATCAACATCTAATTTATATTCTTTTCCAACTTCAAATTGAAAACCATGACAAGTCCAATCTGAATTAAATACTTTGTATGCTTTCATAATAAATAGAGTTTTGATTAAACATTTATGGATTAAAAATTTGTACCAGCACCAAGAATTGAACTTGAAAACCGTATTATTTTGGTTCCTGCCATGCTGCTGATAAATAAATGCCCGTCACGCCGATAGCACAGCAAAAAAATCAATCAATAAATAAGATCAAATATGTAATCTGGTTCCAAACCAAACTCCTCGTGCAGCACTTCTTCTGGATCGTCACCCTCGTCGTAAATACGTTCCCGGGCAATTTTAATTAATTCATCAGCTTCGGAGCTGGTTAGTTCATCCCGTTCCATGATTGTTTCTTTTAGGCTTTTCATAATTTTGTAATTTCAAGTTCATCAAAATAAAATCTATCTTCCTGATGATTTGTTTCATCATAGGCTATAAGAGGTTTATCATTAGAAATATATTTTCTTTTTACAAGGTAAATATTTTGATTGAATGAAAATCTATCGTTTTTATGTAAGTCTTTAATCATTGTTTTCATATCGTAAATTTATTAGCTCCAACTTTCTGAATCGTTGGAAAGTATTGTTTTGCAAATTCTAAAAATTCGTAGTCATCCCAATAAAGGAATCGTTTTAACATGATTTCTTGCTGTTCCTCAGTTTCATAAATCATGTTGAGTAGGGTTCTGCGGGAGTAGATCATTTCATTTATTGTTTCTGGTTTCAAAATCTTTTTTGGAAATATTAAAATCAAACATCAAACCTTTTAAATAAACTCTGTTATCTTTTTCTTCAATAACAGTTCCTTCAATTTGGATAAAATCTATACCTCTATCGGTAGTAACTTCAATAGGATTGATTGATTTAAAAATTGCTTTCATAATATAGAATTTAAAATTGTTTTGTAAATAAATTTAGGTAGTAAAGGGAAGCTGAATCGAACAAGCTTTACAACCATCCCCTCTAAAAACGTATCCATCCTTAATTCCCTATTCTCATTACCACCGAACCTATAAATCAACTCGTGAAAAGCGTTAAGTGAATAAAAGTAGCTGCTATGAACAACTTGAAATTTATTGAGCCGGAAATTTACTTTTGGATTTATGAAGAAAAATTGGTGATTAAAACTTTGGCTTTTCCCTACTTGTGACGTTTGGTACTTCTTACGGCTGAACCCCTTCATTTCGGTTATCAGCTAACTATCAAGCACTTAGTGTGCTTTTCCGCTGTTCTAATTCCAAAAATTCAATGAACTAATAACTCTGTAAAGATACTAACTTTTTTTAAAAAAACTAATGTTTTACTAATATTTTTTAAAAAAAATTATAACTTTTTTAAATAAACTTTTTAACCCTTTATAAATAACCCATTTAAAAAACTTAATTTTAAGTTTTCAAACACAAAATACGCATGTACAAACCCAAGAAAAATAGTTATGACAGGAATAATTGTAAGTTATCTAAAGAAATATTGGAACTAACTTATAAATTTATGCTACTTGGGGCAAATGAAGCACAATTAGCAGACGCATTAAATGTATCAAAACCTACAATAGATTATTGGAAACAACAAAAACCTGAATTCTTACAAGTATTAAAAGCAGGAAAAATAGAAGCAGATGCAAATGTTGCAAAAGCTCTTTATCATCGTGCCCTCGGTTATTCCCACCCAGACACAGTAGTTTTGACGAATACAGTAAAAACCTATGATGATGATGGAAAATTAATAGAATCACACGTAGAACCATTATTAGTTCCAATGATTAAATATTACCCACCAGATTCATACGCAGCAAATAAATGGCTATCCCTACGTCAAAGGGAACTCTGGAATGATGTAACACAAATAAATATTAATCATTCAGGATCGGTAAATCTAAATTACCTACAACAAATAGAAAATCCAGAAATGGTAACGGATCAAGAATTGATGGTAGCACTAAATAAAGGAATGGAATTAGCCTTAATAAAAAACAATGCAGCAGCAAATAATTAAATCACAACGAATGAAACCTGTTCCAACGGAAAAAGAAGGAATACAAGAGACTAAAACCAAAATAATACATTGGTTAATAGAAAATCCATATTTAGCTCAAAGGGAGTTAAACAATAGGAGATTCTTTTATTTTGTTCGTTGGGCATGGTCAGAAATATCATCAGAAAAATTAGAAATAAACTGGCATATGGAATATATATGTGATACATGTCAGGAAGCAGTAGAAAGGGTAGGAATGAACCTACCTAAATTAGCGGATATAGATATTAATGTTCCACCAGGATCAACTAAAACAAGTATAGTAGCAATACTATTAAATGTGTGGTGTTGGACACGCTGGTATTGGATGAAATTTATCACTGTAACCTATGGAAGTGATTTAAGTATAGAATCAGCAGATAAGACAAGGGATTTAATAAGATCAGATAAATTTCAAGCAATATACCCAGAATTGGAGATAAAACAGGATAAAGAGGCAATTGGCAACTTTAGGATAATTAAGAAAGAACAGGTTGTACCAGGTCGTTTACCAAGGATTCAATATGGTGGAACAAGACTATCAACTTCAGTAGGTGCAAAGGTTACTGGATTCCATGGGCATGTTATAATTGTTGATGATCCTATTGACCCAGAACATGCATATAGTAAAGGACAAACAGACACTACAAATCGTTGGTTAGATCAAACTCTATCAACTCGGAAAATAAATAAGGCTGTTACACTTACCATAACAATTATGCAACGGGTTGCACAGAATGACCCTACCGGGCACCACCAATCTCAACCGGGATTAAAAATAAAACATATTTGTCTACCTGGAGAAATCTTTGATGGCTCAGAAAATGTAAAGCCACAGGAACTTGTTTCCCGATATAAAGATGGATTATTGGACCCTGTTCGTTTATCCGTTTCTATACTGGAGGAGATGAAAGCAAAATTGGGTCAATATGGTTATGCTGGACAGGTATTACAAACCCCAACACCTCCATCTGGTGGAATGTTCAAAGTAGATCATTTTGCTTTGCTAGAAAGAATGCCACCAGAAGTAGACATATTGGAAATAGTAAGGTATTGGGATAAGGCAGGGACAAAGGAACAAGCAGATGGAAAAGGTAAAGCCTGTTATACGGTAGGAACTAAGATGGCAAGATTGGTGAGGAATCAATTTGTCGTTATGGATGTAAGGCGTGGAAGATGGGCAGCAGAAGAAAGAGAAGATATCACACTCCAGACAGCAAAAGCAGATGGAGTAAATGTAAGGATATATCATGAGCAAGAACCGGGGTCAGGTGGTAAACAAAGTGCTGAGGCTACAACTAAAAATCTAACAGGATTCGCTGCGTACGCCGATCTACCGCATGGAGACAAGGTTTACCGTGCCGACCCGTTCTCTGTTGCTGTCAATAATGGTCAGGTATCACTATTAAAAGGGGAGTGGAACAAGGACTATATTGAAGAGTTCCGGTTTTTCCCTTTCTCTATGTATAAAGATCAGGTGGATGCAAGTTCTGGAGCATACAGTAAATTGACAGGATTAAAGCAAGTAGAAATTTATGGTAGGAGATAAGGTATGAGAACAAAACCAAATAAAATAGTACAGGTAAATGAACCTGTAACAATGACCGGGTCATTAACATCTCGTTTTGGTCTTGCAAATACGTTAGGTATTTCGTTTAATGGAATGAGAAACCTATATGATGTTCTCGGTTATCCTACTGTTCTACAGTTCCGGGATTTCTTGGCCCAGTATATCCGTCACGGTATCGCTAAGGCTATTATTAACCGCCCTATTCAACGCACTTGGAAAGGTGACGTATTAGTTATTGAATCTGATGATGATAAGGAAACACCACTTGAAACAGCTTGGGTGGAACTTGAAAACGAATTAAAGATAAAGAGTAAATTAATTAGGTTGGATAAATTAACAGGGTTGGGGCAATATGGAATACTATTATTAGGGTTTAATGATGTAAAAACAAATGAGGAGTTGGTTAATCCTATTGTAAAAAATGCTTCAAATAAACTGTTGTATGTAAAACCATTTTCTCAGAACGATGCTACAATTGAAACATACGTAACAGATGCAACAAACCCACGATATGGACTTCCTTTGCTTTATGCTATCAATGTAGGTAACGCAGATGGTTCAGCACAAACAACAATAAGGGTAAATTATACAAGGGTTATTCATGTAGTAGATGAACCTCTGGAATCTGATATTGCTTCCTGCTCACGTTTGGAAGTAGTGTTCAATAACCTAAAGGATTTGGAAAAGATCGTTGGGGGTTCCGCAGAAATGTTTTGGAAAGAAGCACGCCCGGGAATGCAAGCAGATGTAAAAGATGGATTTACAATGGGAGCACCAGAAGAAGCTGCATTACAGGATCAGTTTGATGAATTTGAACATAACTTACGAAGAATCCTACAGACAAAAGGCGTTGATCTAAAACCATTGACAGGTAATGTGTCCGATCCAAAAACGCACGTTGATGTTCAGTTAATGATGATTTCAGCCGTCACAAATATCCCGGTTAGAATTCTCGTTGGCAGTGAACGTGGTGAATTAAGTTCAGGTCAGGATGCAGATGAGTGGAATGCCTATTGTACTAGCAGGAGAAAAGAATTTGCTGAACCTTATATTGTTCGTCCTTTGGTTGATTGCTTAATCTCAGTTGGGGTTTTGCCAGTATCCGGGAATAAAGATAATCTAAAGAAATACACAGTACAGTGGGAAGAACTATTTACACAATCGGAAGCAGATAAAGTAAAAGTTGGAATGGATCGGGCAACAGCAATAAAGAATTATGTAGGGGCTGAATCTGTTATGCCACCAGAAGCATTTTACGAATTCTGTTTAGGTATGTCACAAGATCAGATCACGTTGGTTATGGAAATGATTGATCAATATAAGATAGATGAACAGAAGGAATTAGATGAAGATCAGAAAATAAAGGATGAATATCTAAAACAGGGTTTAGATGAGAACGGAAATCCTATACCGGAAAATGTAGTAGAAAATCAGCCTGTACAATTAGATGAAAAGGGTAATCCTATACCTAATACTACTATTAATGAATAAGGGCTTAAAACGCCTTAAAATAGGGTTAAAAACGAATGATAGAATTTGACAACATATTACAGAAAGAAAAGGAATATCAGGAATGTAGGTTACATATCCATTTAAGAGGGGCTGGTGAGGTAGTAAACGAAGCAAGAATTGTATTAGATCAGTTAAAAACAAAAGGAATAAATGGAACTGATTTTAAAACATACTTGAAAGAACAAAAAATAAAATATAGAAGAAATAATTTTTATATCAGTTGCATAAAATATTTGAATCGTAAATGATAAAAATAACGACAAATAAGAAGAAACAAGAACGGGTGGATTATAAATCCCTGATAGTAGTCAATAAGGCTACCCAGAATTATGACCCTACTCGGACAACTGTTCTACGTTCCCAGTTCATGAAAGATATGGACCGTAGATTTGTTTCTTTAGGTCGTTTGATTAAACAGGCTATTATTGAGGATGACGTATTTGGATTGATTGAACCTAAACATAATTTAATTAAGGTTATCAATATCAATGCTGATACCCCGGGAAAAGAAGCATTCAAGTTTTCTACTTCACAGGATAAAGTCAGTCAATTTATGACTTGGTTGAAACAGCAAGAGAAACAAGGATTGCTCCAAACAACTACAATTCCTACTTCTGGAACGCCTATTGATAAAGCTTGGACAGATCAATATATTCAGGATTCATACAAACGTGGGGTAACCCGGGCAAGATATGAGATGGGCACTGCTGGAATGGGAACACCGGGAATAGAAGAAACAGGTGGCATATCAGCTTCAATGTCTACACCATTTCACATGGATAGGGTTGGGATGTTATATGCACGTACTTTTGAGGACTTAAAAGGCATTACAGCAGCAATGGATTCTGCTATAAGTCGCATCCTTTCACAGGGAATGGTCGATGGAGATGGGCCAAGAAGTTTAGCTGGAAAGATTGTTGATGCTACTGGAATAAGCAGGAATCGGGCAATGACTTTAGCACGCACTGAAATAATAAGGGCCCACCATTCTGCTATGGTTCAGGAATACAAGAACTGGGCTGTTGAGGGTGTGGTTGTGAAAGCTGAATGGGTTGATGCTGGGTTTAATGTTTGTCCAAAGTGTGCTGAAAACAATGGTAAAATATTTGACCTAAATGAGATTGAGGGGCTTATACCTTTACATCCGAATTGCAGATGTATTGCTTTGCCCACAATGCCTGAGAAAGATGTTAAGAAGGTTGAGAAGGTTCAGGAAGTCACAGAAAGTCCAATTAATCCTATATTCCAAAAATATACTACTGTTTATGATGAAAAAACTTTGTATAGAGGTGATATAAGGGATAAAGGAGATACTTTTTTGGATAAGAACGATACTAAGGATTATTTTATTGGTGGAAAATATAAGAATGAAGCAGGCTTTCATTGGTTTTCCGATGGTCTTGATTTAGCAATGGAATATGCTACAACACAAGGTAGTCAATATCGTGGGGAAATTCAAAAAAGTGTTTTAACAACAATAAAAACAGGAAAAAAATTAAATATTCTGGAGTATTCTAAAATGGATTTAAAAGGGCAGATTGAATTTGTAAAATCTATTGATGAAGCAGGTATTAAAAGCATAATGCATAAACAGGATTTAATAGTTAAATATACTGGAGAAGTTACACAGGAAAAAATAAACAAATTATTAGGGTATAATCCAGGAAAATCATTATTACCAAATGGACAACAAATAAGTGATTATGAAATGGGTGTTACTTTTAAAAAATGGTTAATTGATAATGGTTTTGATGGGTATCGTTTTGAACTATGGAAAGCGGGAGCTGATATAGGTTTAGTAGATACAAAAGCATTCAAAATAGTTGAACGTAAAATTTTATAATATGGAAACCTACTCAAATAAAGAAATAGAAGCCTACCAGATACTGGAAGAAACGATAGATGGAGTGAACTATCTTGTTGCCCCGGTAGTGATGATGGTGGAGGGTGTACATAAAGGTTCAGCGGGGGCATTATATCACCCAGCAACAGAATTAAGCAAATCAGCAACAGCCTGGGAAGGAATGCCTGTAGTAATAAACCACCCTCAGGATGAATCAGGCAATTATATCTCTGCAAACGCAGTACAGGAAAAAGTAGTTGGTTACGTATGTGAACCAAAGATGGAAGGTAAGAAACTGAAAGCAAAGATTCGGGTAAATGTTGATAAAACTTCTATTGCCTCACCTACTACAGTAGCTTCCCTGAAAGCAAACAAGGTTCTGGAAGTTTCTATCGGTGTATTTACGGACAATGTAAAAGAGGATGGTGATTGGAACGGGGAAACCTATACAGCACGTGCAACAAATCATAAACCAGACCATCTCGCAATACTTCCTACAGCCGTTGGTGCTTGTGGAATCATTGATGGTTGTGGAATTCGGGTAAATAAATTACAAACTAATAATAAGGAGGGTATGACAAATGAGGACATAACTATTCAGAACAGTTTACTGGTAGACTTTAGAAGTTTACAGGTAAATCAATTGAGCTATTCCGACATAATGGAATTAGTCTGGCAAAAAGTACATTCTATGAAAGTAGAAGATTCACAGGGAAACGATATTAAAGAATGTTGGCCGGAATCAATCTACGATAAATATCTCATATACCGGGAACGCACACAAGTTGGGAAAGATTCAGTTGTAAAGTTTTACCAACAGAATTATGCTATAACAAACGATCAAATAGAATTTACAGACGCTCCAGTGGAGGTTGTAAAGGAATTGAAATATAAAGTTGTTCAAACAAATAAAGAAGGAGGTCAGAAAATGGCAGAAACAAAAACACCGTGCCCAAAAGGTACGATTTGCAAAGAGTCAAAAGTAGAGGCTCTAATTGCAAACAAAATGA